TCAAAAACCCTCTTGTTCAATTGCTCTTTTAAATACTTCGATTGTTTTATTTTTATTTTCTTCAACTGCATGAGCGTAAACTTTAAAAACCATTTCTGATGTATCTCCTAAACGAGCAGCTACTGTTACAACATCGACTCCATTAGCAATTAAAAGAGTTGCATATGTGTGACGTAGTGTGTGTGGTTTTACTTTAAAACCCAGTTTTTCACTTGCTACTCTTAAAGCTTTTTGAATAGATGTGACATCGACAGGGTTTGTAGTTTGGTCATTTATTAATACAAATGTTTTATCTGTAATTTTTTTACCTAGCCGTAAATGCGCGTGCGCAACATGACCCCTATACCCTTTTAATAATTTCAATAATTTTTCATCGATTTTGAAGATCCGGTAACTATTTCGTGTTTTTGGAGAGCGTACGCCGTAAAAATCTCTTGTTTTATTGATGGAAATAGTTTCTTCATCTAAATCAATATCTCCCCATGTTAATCCGCACATTTCGCCAATCCGAATACCTGTGAATGCAAGAAGATGAATAGCTACATGTTGCAATTGGGTTCTTCCATCAAAATAATCAAGTACAGATCGTAATTGTTTTGCTGTAATTACATTTTCATCTGTTTGTTCGTCTTTAAAAGCAATGTTATTAAATCGATTACGAGGAATAATTTCATTATCAACCGCACAATTAATAGCGGCAATAAATGTTTTATTCCAAGTTTTCACTGTACTCGCTTTATATTTCTCTAACTTAGTATCGATAAATTCACGTTTATAAGTGATTTTATCAAATGTAGCAAGTTTATGTTTGCCTATAGAAGGATTAATATGAAGTTCGATCGCATTTTTGCTATTTTTGTAAGTAGTTGGTTTCCAATCGCTTCTTTTTGACTCTAAGTACATATTGCACCATTGTGCAATTGTTAAATTTTCGTTCTCAACTTGTGTTAAATTACCGCTTATTATTTTTGCTTTCACTGCCATCAAAGCTTGTAGTGCCGCCTTTTCAGAAGTGAATCCTTGCTTAGGTATTTCTTTTCTTTCCCCATTTTTATCGTAATATTTATACCTATAAGCATATTTTTTTGGACCTTCTTTGGTTTTGTACCAATAGAGGCCATTTTCTTTTTTTATTGGATGCATTTTCGGTTTAGCCATTTATCTATTCCTTTCAAACGTTGGCAGGCGTTCGGACAGGGTTGGCTATAAACAACACCCCCTCTAATTAATAACAACATGAAATGCTGTATATTGAAATCCATTAAATGATACACTTCTGTTTTTCTATGTACTGAATTAACCTTTTTTTTACAAAATATTTGTCCGTTTCAGAGAGCATTTGTATTTACTGGATGACTTTAGAATACTTTTTTAGAAATTAATTTACCATTCGAATTTTATTTTCAATAAGTAGCTTTGTATCATTATCAACTTCATCGCCAAATGCATTTAAAAAATCTTCTACATAAGCGTACATTTCGCCATCAATAATTTGAATTTTCTTGAGTAGGGGAATAGCAATGCGTCCGCCATTTGCATTCCTACAAGCATTTTGAATTTCATCTATTTTCCCGAAAATTTCATTGTTCATTAATTATCTTCCTTCCAAAGAGAACCTAGTTCTATTTATTTTGACGTTTTTTTTGTAATCAAACTACCTCAGAAATCCATTTTCTTTTCTGCAGATATTGATCCAGCCGTTTTTCTGCGAAATCTTTTTCTACATTAAATGTCTCTTGTATCATCCATACACTTAATCGATACTTATGTATTTGATATAGTTCATCCAACATGAAAGTTGGTATTGCTGCATGTAGAGCAAAATTCTTAGCCTTATGCTCCTGGTATTCAACAAAAAGGGGATAGAGCTGCACTTGGTCACCGCTATGCAAAAGAACATGACAGAGCTCGTGAGTGAAGTCCTGCCATTGCTGTTGCGGTGATAATTCGTTATTTAAGAATATGTATCCGGTCTTGCCAAAAAATAGTGCCTGACTGCCATTAGGCCAATAGAATACTTGAATATTTAATTCTTTAGCGATTTGCAGCATGTTTAAATCTGTTGGTTGGTAAATATTTAATTTTGAATAGAAAGACTTAATGTAGTCCTCTAGGTGACTGTAACTATTTGTATGCATGACTCTAGTCCTTTCTGAGTGGAACTAATGTTCTGCTTTAGTATAAAACAAAACCCTACTAATTGGAAGTAGGGTTAAATAAACTCTTGTTCATTTGGATGACTCGTAATAAATTGATTAATACATACATCGTTTTCTATGTTAAATATTTTTTTATCTAATATCTCTAGAAAACTTTTTTTATTTGCCAAAGCCTTAAAATCATCAATTGAAAAATCAATCACTTTTGTTTGGTCAATAAGAAAGACTTTTTTTGCAAGTCCATGTGCATTTGTCCATCCTTTACCAGAAAAGCCTTTGTAGGAAAAGAGTATTCCAATGCTATTGTTTGATGTTTTTAATAAAGAATAGAACTTGCCCACCCATGTAACACTAATAGACGTGTTATAATTTTTACATTCACATAGAAGAGGGGGATATTTAGGAATCAGTCCATCCTCCAGCATAGCCTGACCACGATGATTTAAATGGATAAGTAAATCAATCTCATTAGTACTTGTTCGGACATTTCTATAAACAGAGAAAATGATAGATTTTTTCATAATAAATGAAACTATTTCCTCTAATGAGTTACCTTTTTCGGTAGTAGAAGATGCGTTATTACTATTTGTGTTAATGAAGTTTTCTAGTAGCGCCTTATAATCTTTTAACTCCGAAGTAGTAAATTTAAACTCATTTAATATATCTTCATGTTCAATATCGATAGTTTCAATATATTTTTTTAAATAATATCCTCTATTGCTCATTCACTAATCACCCTAAAAATTACTAATGCATATTTTATTGGTTTGAAATCATGTTCACAATTATCACATAATATATAATCTGGAATGTCATTCAAACTTTCACAGATGTCATATGTAGACTGATGACATTTTGGACATATAATTTCATAAGCTTTTTCTACAATTTCTATCGTTTCTAATTCTTTTAAAAAACGATAGGCTTCTTCTAATGTGGCTCCTGTATGCCTTTGAATAACACCAGGGTATAGAAAATCACATATTTTATAATAAGCTAGTACTTCAAATAATTTCTTCTTTTCCGCAGGTTGTAACTTTAGTGCGTTCATATTGTGCTCTATTTTCAATAATGTATTTTGTAACATCTATCATTCTCTCCATTTCAGTATTGCTAGTGTCATAATACTGAAGCATGTCATAAGTACTGCCCTTCTCATTAAATGAAAACTTAACTCTAATAATTTTAGATTTTTTACTGTTAGGCCATCGAAGTGAAATCCATGGTAAATCAGCAGATTTTTCAGTTTCTTTAATGAATTCATTCAACATATCACTAATTAAAACTGTTGATTTGTTGGCATTAAACAAATCAGTGTTTTCAGAGATTATCTTTTTTAAGTCGCCTAATAATGGTAGTACAGGAGTGTTATTCCTTCCAGTATCTAGAGTAACTTTTGATCCACTCCTATAATTCATAGCTTGGGCAGCTAATTCAACTTCTTCGCCTTTATTTTTAGCAATAAAATCTACGACAGGATTAAGATTAAGAGGAGTTAAGGTAACATCATTACAGCATTTACTAATCCAATCTATTACTAATTTAATTTTGTCTATATAAAAATCATCATTTCCACTTTTTAAAAAGCTTTTTATTGTATCTAGTTTTACTTCAATAATACCAGAATCTTTATAATATAAGACTAATATAGGATATTTTATTGTTCGTTCATGATCTTTCTCGATGTTTAAATATCCAGTTATTAAATCACTGAATTTCAAAATAATTAAGTCATCGTTTGATTTTAACATTGTAGGCTTGATATTTTGGGGAATTGTTAAATTTGCAACAAAATCATTTTTATATTCCGAATCAGAATTTTGAATAATTGAATCAGATTTTAGTAATTCAAAAAGTGAAGGAGTCAAGGGTTTATTTGTAGAGAATAAAACTGAATATTTATAAGCAAATTCAAATTCTAGTTTTTCAATTATTTCTATGAATTTTTTTTCGTTTAGTTTAATTGCACTCTCAATAGTTTGTAAACTGTCATTATTATTCATTACAGCAACATTACTTACTGTCAGTAAATCTTTTTTAGAAGAAATAATACAATTTTCCTCTAATTTTTTAATAACTTTTTCTTGGAGATACTTTGGATAAGTCTCTCTAATGGTTTCTAAAATTAAGTTTTTATAATTGATTGACAAATTATTTACACCTACCATTATAACTATTTTTTGTGCTTTTAAAAGGATAATATATATAGTGAATTTAGATAATTTACCATACTAAGATGAGTTTAGGACCAGATATTCTTTATCCTTTAAAATTATTCAGACTTGAGCAATTTATTACAATCTCAATTGTTCTTAGTATAGAAATAGCCGCTGCTTAGGCTACACTTCACCTTTATCCTACAAGATCTCCCCTATCTTGCGAAACAGCTTTAAATCCTCTTCCTTCCTTTTCGGTTGCAGTATAACTACTTGTAAGTGAGTCTATAGTGTTGGGAGAGGTTCATTTTTTAACTAAAATGATATAATTTTACAATTAAAATCATTTTTTTAGGACACGTCTCCGTGTCCATTTTTGTGTCAAAATTGCCCAGGGTCAATATAAAAATGAATTAAAAAATAGCAGTAGCAATACTACAGGTTCATTTAAATTATTTATAATAATTACTTTTAATAATTTTTTTTAATGTGACTGTATTCATTATTAAATCCAATTGCAATAATTTTGTTTTAAGTACTTTAAAAAAATTTATTTAATTACAATCATTAAGTAAAACCTTGTCATAACAACGTTTATACCGTGAAGAATTGTTGCTTTTAAAGCTATTAGGCTATTGTATTGTGATTTTTAATTAATTTTAACATTACTTGTTTTTTTTAATCATTTCCCAAACTGTTCTAAGTTGTTCCAAATCTTCTTCCGGAGACTTAGGTAATTCTTTATACCATTTCTGCAGCGACGGATTATTTACAAATGCTTGGAAATCTTCTTCATCCTTATTGTTTATTTCTAGATGGTTAGATTCTGAATCCGCCTCATTAGTCTGGGTGTTATGATCACCTTTCCCAAAATGACCAGCTGCCTTCATAAGGTCATTATAAGTAATTTCGTTATGTGCCTTATCAGATAAAGATCCAATGGTATCAGGATTGGGCGGTGTATCTAACAGTCCCCTCATTAATCGCGAAATGTGTGCTGCGCTAATACCAGAATGCAGTGCATATTGATTTATTGACCGATCTCCTTTAGCTTCTTTCAATAGTCGGGCGAACTTTTCTTTATCGAACGACATAATAACACCTCACTATATATAAAGTTTATTTTATTTATTGACTACAATCAACGATTTGAAAGAAAATTTTATAATTTCTAGTGATATCTATTGACTACATGTAACGATAGATGTATATTAAGGTTATTCATTACATGCAGTCAATATTACATGCAATCAATACAACAGGGAGGTGACAAAATGTATTTAAATAAAAACAAAGTATTTCAACTTATGAAGGATAAATGTGATGGAAATTACAATGCTTTTTCTAGGGAGCTTGGAGTGAACGTTGCTCATTTTCACAGATTTTTGAATATTGATGGGAGTGAAGCTGGCCCAAAGCTCTTAGGTGCAATTGCTAAATACTGCGAAAAACAAGGTTTGGATTATAGAGAATATATTTTTTTAGAAAAACCATTGACTACATGTAACGATGTTGTGAAAGAACATATATCTAGGGAGGTTATCTAATGAATCAACTACAAATATTTAAAAACGAATTATTCGAAGTTGGGGCAAAAGTCGAAAATGAAACAATTCTATTTGACATTGAACAAGTAGCAAGGTGTTTAGGTATTACTGATAAGAAAAATGGCACTGAATACGTTAGGTGGAGCCGTGTAAATAGTTACCTTCCTAATAATTCTCCACAAGTGGCGAAAGGTGATTTAATCCCAGAACCTCTAGTTTATAAGTTAGCTTTCAAAGCATCTAACGAAGTTGCAGAGAAATTCCAAGACTGGCTAGCAATCGATGTAATTCCTTCTATTAGAAAAACAGGAAGCTACAACATGGTAGATACATCGCAATTAAGTCCAGAATTACAAATGTTTAAACAGATCTTTGATTCGGTTGCACAAACCCAATTGAAACAGCGAGAACAAGATCAGCGAATCGAACAGGTTGAACAACAACAAGAAAACATCACACATATTTTATTACTTAATCCAACTGAGTGGCGCGCTAAGGTAAATAAAATCATTAATCAAATAAGTATGTCTCGCGGTGGTTATGAACAGTACCAGAAAGTACGTAATGAAAGCTATGAATTACTTGAACAACGTGCGCATTGCAAATTAGGAATACGCTTAGAAAACCGTCGTAAAAATCTTTTGATGAATGGAGCCTCTAATTCTAAAGCTTCAAAGGTTACTAAGCTTGATGTAATTGCGGATGATGCACGCCTTACGGAAATTTATCTAGCCATTGTAAAAGAATTGGCGATCTCAAATCAAGTTAACGCAGAAGGGTTGGGTGCTTGATGTCTGAAAAAGTAATTAACATCATGACATATGAACAACAGCAATCATTAAAAGAGCTAATTCACACGTTGACAACAGTTCATTTGGATAAAAACAAGCAATATCTTATGACAACTCACACTTCTGAAGGTAGTTACAACCAGTATGTCAATAGAGAAGAATATTTAGAATTTCACCTCTCTGTAGCATTAGAAACTTTAGGAGAAACGTTTCCAGGACTGGAGGAGTAGATATGAGTCAATTAGCTCAAGTCGAAATTGCATTTGACCAACACGAAGTAAAATTACAACTCGAAAATATGCTTAGAGAATACGCTAAGCCACGACTTATTATGTGTGATATTGACGAACTAAAACGATTAACATGCATGTCTCTATCATCATTAGAACGACATATTTTACATGATCCTCGTGTAAAACAACATGAAAGACGCGTAGGACAAAATGGTAAACGCTACTGGATTTATGAACCGGTAGAAAAAGCAATCTTAGAAATCATCGACGAATTAGAATAACTAAAAAACGTTGGCAGGCGTTTGGACAAGTTCGTCTTTTCTTATATACATCTTACCAAGTTAACTAGTATTTATGTAATTTATACCAATACAAATAAGGGGCGTTAAATATGTTTGAAAAATCAGCAGATGCCAGTAAGGCATTACAAAAATTAATTGAAAATGAAAACGTAACAAATGAACAGTTGGCGATAGATTTTAAAATAAGTCCACAAATGGTGAGTCATTTAAAAAATGGCCGTAGACCGATGCAAAAAGATATAGCACAAGCATCTATACAAGCATATGACAATTCAGAGTATATGGCGGATATCATTCGAGCTTTCTCAAATGGATTAACTACTCCGGTTCTACGTGGTAAAAGTATCGAACGACACAGAATGTCCTTGGCTGCAAATGCAACCAAGGAGATGCTCGAAGCCATAGAAGCTGCAAAGAATATGGTGTTAGTCAAACCACCAGGAACATTAGACAAGAATGAGATGCAAGAAGTTGAAGCTATATACGACGAGATACTTGAAGCGAATATATTTGCCGAAAATTTATTAATGCAGTTAGAAAATGACTACGGAATTTCAAGGAAAAAGCGTGTTCGAATTAATGAACCGCGTTGGAAAGCGAGAGGGTGGTTGCAATGAAAAAAGAAAACTTCAGACCGCAGGATATATCGGCAGCCAAAAAAGAAATTGACAGCATCGACGATTTACAAACAGAAATTAAAGTGCATATGCAACGCGGCAGTTACGCAAGAGCAGAAATTTGTGCAGAAGATTTAATCACATCAGTTCGTGAATTACGAAAGATGGAAAACACCAAGAAAAATTACGACAAGTTGCAGGAAGTAGTAAATACGATGAGCGCTAGAGGAGTTAAATTAGATTTGGTAACAGCGAGATGAAAAAAATTAACAACTACTTTTTGGGAGATGAAGCGCACTGGTCGGACAAGGTTTGGTTTTACGGAGCAACAGCAGCAATGGCTATTATCGGGGCAATCGGATTATGGGCATAAAAAAAGCCAATTAACCCTCGGGAGGTTAATTGACAATATTTTCACCAACAACATTATAACACGAATAGTAAGTAGTTGAAAAATAAAAAAACAGAAAAGAGGAATTAATTATGAACATAGATTTAATAGCAAAAATTTGCCACAACGTAAACAAATCGTATTGCGAAAGTCAAAATGATTTTTCTCAACCAACTTGGGAGGAAGCTCCAGAATGGCAAAAATCAAGTGCGGTCAATGGAGTTAAATATCACTTGGAAAATGATGTAACCCCTGAAATGTCTCATGAAAATTGGTTGAAGCAAAAACTTGAAGAAGGTTGGGTTTTCGGAAAGGAAAAGAATCCTGAATTGAAAACTCACCCTTGTATAAAACGATACGAAGAACTTCCTAAGTTTCAACGTACAAAAGATACCTTATTTAAATCGGTTGTCGATTCTTTTAAATCTTAATACCAGCACAGTGACTGAGAGCCTTGGCTCTCGTCAAGAAGCGCACAAAAATTTGCTAAAAACTGAATTCGAGAGCAGTAGCAACTTGTACGCTTCTTGATGGGATTCAACACCATCAGAAAGGAAAGTGGAAATATGGACAACCATTTAGCATTCTCAGATTTAGACTACAGCTCAATTATCAATATCTTAGATCAGCGAGGATTAGCTTGTGCCCACGACGAAATGTCTCGCATCGAATTAGAAAATTTCTTTGATAAAGATTTATATGTATTTGAAAGAGATTCGGACGCAGCTGATGTTGTACAAACAGCACTAGAGCTATTAGACGCAGAACATATTAAGCAATTAATGCTCAGCTATCCATCTTCAACGTTCATGGAAATCTTAGCGGCACAAGGATTTTTAACGAATATCGGTAGCTACTACATCGTATCGGTTGAATATCCAATCAAAAAGCAATTAGTAGCATAGGAGGGGTAACATGGCTATCGAAAATCAAATGGTGCTAGGTGATCATACCAGCTATCAATACAACGCTTTTGTCGCAGTTCCAACAATGGACGAGCCAATATGCGAGTGTGATTGCTGTAAAGAATCGGTTCACGAAGGTTCTGGGGTTTTATATCTGGGTGATGTATTTTGTGGATCTTCTTGTTTAGGGGATTTTCTTATCAAAACAGGTGCAGCAGAAGAAATATAAAAAGACCACTTCGCGAGAGTGGTCTGGGTAGGTCTGGTTCAACTTGAACTAGACCGTCTATAAAACTAATTTACGTGATTATATCACAGAAGGAGCAAAAAATCATGAGCGAATTATCAAATCAATTCCAATATCAACAAGTACCACAACAAGGGGTACTAGCACAGGCTAGTGCATCGCGTGAAATGGAAGAAGTAAAGGGCGCAATTTTCTTAGCGAAGCAATTCCCGCGTAATCCGTTCCAGTCAGAGCAACGTATTTTAGATTCTTGTAAACGTCCATCACTTGCAAATGTAGCAATGTACCAATATCCACGTGGTGGGCAAAAAGTTACAGGTCCATCTATTCGCTTAGCTGAAGTATTAGCTCAAAACTGGGGTAACTTATCGTTCGGAATAAAGGAACTCGAACAACGTGAAGGTGAATCGGTAGCAATGGCATATGCGTGGGATTTAGAAACGAATGTAAGACAAGAGAAAGTGTTCACGGTAAAACACTCGATGAAAGCGCGTGGGAGTATCAAAAAGCTAGATGATCCTCGCGACATCTACGAAAAAGTAGCGAATGATGGCTCACGTCGATTAAGAGCTTGTATCCTCGGAATTATCCCTGGTGACATAGTAGATAAGGCTGTAGAGGAATGTGAACGTACACTTTCAGGGAACAACAAAGGCCCGTTAAAAGACCGCATTGCATCTGCATTAAAAGCTTTCAAAGATAACTATCGTGTAACTCAAGAAATGATTGAAACACGTTTCGGTTATAACGCAGATTCATTTACTGAATATGACTATTTGGAAATGATTAAAATTTTTAATTCAATGAAAGACGGTATGTCTAAGGTTGAAGATTGGTTCGATAAAAACGCAGGCAAACAAACTACAAGCGGTTTGGCAGCTGCATTTGATGGAGCGAAAAAAGATGATGTATCGAAGGCTAAGGAGGTCGTGAAAGATGGTGACGAAACTAAGTCTGAATAACGAAAATTATTACTCAAATGAGGCGAACCGAGAATTTCTCTCGGTTTCCCAATTCAAAAGCATGATGCAATGTGAAGCCGCAGAAATGGCGAAATTGAACGGCGATTACACTGAAGCTTTTTCAAACGCTCTGACTGTTGGTTCATACGTTCATTCAGCATTCGAAACTGATGAGGTTTTTCAACAATTCTCACAGGATAACAGCGGTGTAATTTTTAACAAACGTGGTGGTAAATATGCAGATTTTGTCCAAGCGGATATGATGATCGAATCGTTGATGGATGATGAGTTTGCATTGTTCGCTATGCAGGGTGAAAAAGAGGTCATCTACACTGGCCATTTGTTCGGTGCTGACTGGAAAATAAAAATCGATTCTATCAACCATGAGCGAAAAACCTTCAGTGATTTAAAGACCACTCAGAGCCTTTCTAAGCGTTACTGGTCTGATAAGTATCAGAAGTATGTATCATTCGTTGAAGCCTATGATTACGTACTACAAATGACAATTTACCGTGAGATTATCAAGCAGAACACAGGTTACGAGTATACGCCGTATATCGTAGCTGTCACAAAGGAAAATCCACCGGATAAAGCCGTCATCCACTTTGATAACTCTAGATTCGATTTCGAACTAGATTACGTTGAAACAATGGTTCCTAGCATATTGAGAACTAAACGTGGTGAGGGTACACCAATCCGATGTGAGAAATGCGCTTATTGCCGAAGTACTAAGAAATTATTAAAGACTTTTGAAATTGCTTATTTATTGGATTAAGAGATGAAGTAGCAAAAGCTACTGGCAAGATGATTTTTATACCTAAGGAGGTACGACATGGGAAAACAAATATCTTACTTCATGGAATTGCACAGTCCATATAGAATCACGAAACTTTATTCAAAGTCCTATGCGATTGAGTGTTTAGAACACAATAGACAGTTTGATTCAAATAACAAGTATCAGCTTTTTCAAGTTTGGTATAAAAACAAAACACTTGAGGAAGTAAAGCGACAAGAAATTATGCCACACGAATAGGGGGTACATCATGGCTAAATTCAGACTAGTACACACATCATTTTGGAATGATCCACGTGTTGTTGAAGAAATGACAGCAGAGGATAAATATTTCTTTCTATACCTTCTAACGAACGAAAACACGACTCAAATCGGTATCTATCCAATTACTAAAAAACAAATGGCGTTTGACCTGGGGTATTCGACAGAAAGTGCCGGTGCGTTGCTACAACGCTTCAAAGACCATCACAAGATTATTAAATACAATGAGCAGACCCGTGAAATCGCTATTAAAAACTGGGGCAAATTCAATCTTGTACGTGGAGGTAAACCAATCTTGGATTGTGTGAAATCAGAGTTGAAAAACGTGAAGGATACGACGTTAATTTCTTGGGTTGGCGATGAAATTCCAAATGAGTCAATTAAACAAATTTACGATACGTATAACGCCACGGCATACGATACGCAACACGATACGTCAACGACACGTGATGAAAACAACAAACCCAGTAATACCAATGGTTCTCACGTAACGTACCACGATACGCCAACGATAAGTGGACAATATAAAGACAAACAACAAGAAGAAGAACAAGAACAAGAACAAGAAGAAGATAAAGAAAAAGACAAACAACAAGAAAAAGAGGTCGGTCCGTCGGTTATCTATTCATTCTATGAATCCAATATAGGTCCATTAAAACCATTCATCGGTGAAGAAATTGGTTGTGAGATAGATGAACATGGTCCAGAGCTAGTATTAGAAGCTTTGAAAGAATCAGTTACCGCTAATGCTCGCAATAAAGTTAAATATGCACAAGGTATTCTTAGAAACTGGAAAAACGAAGGTGTGAAGTCGTTACATGATCTTGAAATGAAACGTAATCGAGGTGAAAACAATGGCAATGTCTATGCGAGAAGTAATGGACAATCTGCAAACCAAAATGGAAATGACCCGTTCGCAGGGTATAGCTCCAATTGAGTATGAATGTAAGAAGTGCAGTGATGTTGGCAGCTACATTGTAAAGATGAAACGTGGTTACTTTATCAACGAAATTGAACAGGAAGAAGAAATCTATCAAGAGTGTGAATGTCGTAAGCAGAAGAAAATCAATCGTTTAATCGCTTCATCAGCCATTACAGACGAATTTCAGAAGATGGGCTTTGGTAACTATCAAACTGACGGTAAAGACGTTGTTGTGAAGAAAATGAAGGATACAGCCTATCAATACTACGAGTCATTCAATGACATCTGCGAAAGTCGACAAAATAGCATTGCGTTAATTGGTCAACCTGGTGTTGGAAAAACGCATTTGTTAATGGCAGTGTCTAATAACTTAATCACACGAAAGATGGTTCCAGTCATGTATTTTCCTTACGTTGATGTGATTAAAGAAATGCAAGCAAATCAACTGGCCAAGGAACATGTAATAACAGAGAGGGCAAAAAGTGTAGCTGTTTTATTCATAGACGATCTGTTTAAGCCGTCTGGCAATAAACCACCTTCATCTTGGCAGCAAGAAAAGATGTACGAGATTATCAATCATCGTTACTTAAATTACAAACCGATGCTGATCAGTAGTGAATTAGGATTCGGTGAGCTAGTAACAATCAACGAAGCATTAGGCAGTCGATTATTTGAAATGTGTGAAGGGTTTGCAGAACACGTACAAAAAGATGTTCGGTTGAATCATAGAACACGGAAGATATTTGGAGGCAACTAAATGCTTGAACAACTACAAACAGACTACTCACAGCTGGCGGTGGAGTTGCAGCAGTTGCGGAATGAAGTATTAATCACATTGGAGGGATTGGAAGATGAAAAGAAAACTGACGTTAAACGTGACTGTTGAATTTGAAATGCAACAACATAATTTTGAAAACGAATTATTCCATTGGGGCGGTAATTATGATGACTTAAACGACTTCGAAAAGTTAGAAGTTCTTGAAAATGCATCTTGGGGAATTACAAAAACAAAAGAAATCACAAGTGATGAGGTGATTAGTAAATGAGCGAGAAAGTGAAGGTTAGTAAAGAGGTTGCTGAGGCGATTGAGGAAATAAAAGCAACTATGAACGATTGTGGCGTCCCACTCTTTAAAGTGGCTTGGGAATTCTACAATCACGACGGAGACAAAAAATTTACAGTGATTAGTGAATTTGTAAATGGAGATACTGATCAATTTATCAAACTTATGTTGAGCGAAATCGTTGTCGAACAAACGCCGGAGGAACAACTGATTGAGTATTTCAATCTTTTGAGACGTACTCCAGAAGAAATTAAAAAAGCAGAAATAGAAGGGGATATGATTCCCGGTTTATCTAGCGAACAAGTCGTAGTGATAAACACGTTGAATTTTTTAAGCCATAAAGTCAAAGGAGTGAACTGCTAATGGAACCAACATACATCGGATTTGACGGACAAACACCATACAGCGTTATCGGATGGTTTGTAGATGGTGTGATTAAGCGTAAAACGGTCTGTTACGAGGAAGAAGAACACAATGATGTATTAGCTATGTATCACAACAAAATCGGCTTATACGGTAAGCATGACGGTTATACGGTGCAATTTTTTAATGTTGAGGAGTGTGTGGCGTGATGGTAAAGAACACTGATATTCAGTTTTTAAAAGAATTGCAAAAGCAAATGAGATATGAAAGTGAACATGACAATGATAGTCAAGCTTCACCACGTTTTTGGGTGGTTATGGATTATCGGGTAGTACCAACTCATGAGGAGTATGGCATGGAACGAACAATGTACTATTACAACGATGGTGATCACTTAGAGTTCGATACGATTGAAGAACTACAGGAGTTTCTAACAGAGCATTATGTTAGATGGGATGAGGATAATGAATACAGCGAATTGAAGGAAATTATTGAAGGTGAAAATACAGATTTTGATACTTTGTGGGAATATGTTATAGACAATTTGAATGATGATGGTTTCTTTGATTCAGTTCCAGTTAAAGAAGAATCATTTATTGTTCCAGACACAATGTTCTTAACAAAAGAAGAAGCAAAGCGTCACCTTGAAATAAATCACTACCACTATACATCTAAAGCTCACACATATGCTATGACAGCTTGGAGGGCACCGAAAGTAGAACGGTTGTTAAATATCCTAGACAAATTTGATTGGGATTCGATAAGTGTTTCCGAGGAAGTGACAGTATGACCACAAAACAAATCAAACGCCAACATGTCATTAATGAATTGCGAAAATTAGGAATCATTGAAATTAAAGGTGATCCAATTGAGTTGCTAGATTACGAGGTTATACGAAGTGTTTTGGTGGTTAAGCGTGCGGTGGAGAGTTAGAAGTAATGAAAGTTGGTGGAAGTATGAAATTCTTAGATCTATTCGCAGGTATCGGTGGGTTTAGATTAGGTATGCAGCAAGCAGGACATAAGTGTGTTGGATATGTTGAATGGGACAAATTCGCTAGAAAATCATATCAAGCAATACATGACACAGAAGGAGAGTGGACAGCAAATGACATCACAACTGTCACAGATGACGATATTCGATTACTTGCCCGAAGAGGAATCGATGTTATATGCGGTGGATTTCCTTGTCAAGCCTTCTCAGTCGCAGGTAAACGAGGAGGTTTCAACGATACTAGAGGAACTATGTTTTTCCAAATTGCAAGATTCGCCAAACAAATCAAACCACGGTATTTATTCCTTGAAAACGTTAAAGGGCTACTATCTCACGACAAAGGGAATACGTTCGGAACTATCCTCAATACGTTGGATGAACTCGGGTATGACACGGAATGGCAAGTGCTTAACTCTAAAAACTTTGGGGTCCCGCAAAACCGAGAGAGGGTGTTCATTATCGGACATCTTAGAGGAGCAGGTGGACGAGAAGTATTTCCTATCCCAAGAGAAAGTAAGCAGTCTATTAAAACAGTTGGTCATATAGATCCGAGCGGATTCAGACAAACAAATGAAGTTTTAGATATTGAGGGAATTTGTACTTCTTTAAGAACATTTCAAGGTGGAGGATTGCAGCCCAAAGTATTAGTAAGTGAACCAAGGATTTTAGACGACCAAGGTAGAGTGAATAAAGAACATAAATTAAAAAAGATTGTACCAACATTGAGAGCGCAAAGTCATGGTAACGAACCAAAAGTAACAGTAAATGAACCTAAGATTAATATTATAGGTACAACTCTTACTACAGGTGCAAAAGGAACAAACAGTAGGCATTGGGTACACGATACAAACGGGATCGTTGGGGCATTATCCGCAACTGACTATAAGCAACCGAAACGAATTGCCATTAGAGAGGCGACAAGAAAAGGCTATGACTATGCTCAACCTGGTGATTCAGTAAATTATTCCGTACCTACCTCTAACACAAGACGAGGAAGAGTAGGAAAGGGTGTTGCAAATACGCTTGATACGGGTTGTCAGCAAGGAGTTGTAACAAAGGAGCTTAGAATTAGAAAACTAACTCCACGAGAATGTTGGAGACTTCAAGGTTTCCCAGATTGGGCGTTTGATAAAGCTGCAGAAGTAAATTCAGATTCTCAGTTGTATAAGCAAGCAGGAAATAGCGTGACTGTAAATGTTATTTATGAAATTGCAAAGAGGTTAGTGTAAGTAAATTTGAGCATAAAGCGAAGGAGGACTATCAATGAACAAAAAAAGAAACGGTATTTTAGTCGACGATCCTGCAGCGAGAGTTAAACAAACAAAGGTGAATCATCGGAAACAACAGGCGGTGAAGCACCATAGCGCATACGCAACACTCTTCAAATTTGAGGACGGTCATCGTGTTTATACAATGGTGCCAAAGGTTAACAAAGAAATTCGAGCATTACAAGCAGTCGGTTGGCAACTCGTTGAAGTATGGCAGCCTAAGAAGGCTATATATGAAGCGCAAATTAGTTAAGGGGGTGGTTACGTGCCAGATGATTTTATAAGAATGTTTTCGAGTTTTATTAAAAAAGCATCAGAAATGGCAAAAGCCATCGAAACAGATTTAATAGTCTCAGAGATTCTATCTCATCATCGAGAATGGGCAATTGATTATGCGCTTGCTACCGGTGATAAAGAATTATTTATGAGAGTTACGAGTGAAGTAATGGAGGTAAACAAATGATAAACCGATCCGTATTAGTCGGCAGACTAACAAAAGATCCAGAACTTCGATACACGCCAAGTGGTGCAGCTGTTGCTCGTTTTACATTAGCAGTCAATCGAACATTTAAAAGCGCTGATGGAGAACAGCAAGCAGACTTTATCAATTGCGTTGTTTGGCGTAAACAAGCTGAAAATACAGCGAACTTCTTGAAAAAGGGCAGTCTTGAAAGTGTCAAGAAGTTCATTTCAATTCTTCTGACCAAATGTCTAACAAGAATACTAATCTTTTTCAACTGTATATCTAACTTGTTTAAAGATTACTATATCTCCATCTTCAGTATCATCTGTAGTTTGCCAAAGTTGAACTTTTGGCTTGTAGTCTGTCCTATGAGCTTCTTTGATACCCTTAATGTTAAGTTCGTATGATTCATCATTTTTTATTTTTTGTTCAAATATTTTTTTATTGGCAACAGAAATAAAGGTCACTTTATTTTCATCAATTCCCTCAGTCATAAAATCTAATTGATTATCTTTTGTTGTAATCGTTGGCGTTAATAATTCAATACTTCCGTTTCCAGTTTCTTGTTTAAAAGCAACTTCATAATCAGCTTTATCACTTGAATCTAAAGAATTTTCTATTATCCCTGAACATCCGGATAAAGTGATACCAGCAAATAGAATAAAACTTAATCCAATTATCTTTTTCATGATTTCCCTCAATTCATAGTTTTATAAATATATTATATAATTCTAAAATTTGTTAAAACACGGACCTTATGATTATCTTTGAATCGGTCTAGAGGCTGAGATTCATGGCCATTTATGTATTTCAATTGTTATTGTACAAAAAGCATAGAGTTTTAAAGGAGTAAACTAAAAGCTAATCACTTCAGAGTTTACAAGTAAGCAAGAAACACATTTTCTAAAAGCTACTGAATCAATGTTCCGTGGAAATCATCAAAGAAAAGAAGGGTGTTGCAAAACTCATTAGATTTAACAATCAGCAGTATGTAGTGCAAAATCCGTAGATAAGTCGAAGGAGTGGAAGGGTTGAAAAAAGACGCATTTGTAGACTTGGAAAAAGTTCGATTTGAGATATTAAAACAAAAAACACAAGCTGGAATTGACGAGCTAAATAAAAATCCTAGACAACAATGGGCATCATTACGGCTCGAAAGACCTCTTTTAGATACTTTGTTAAGTCTAATTGAAAATGAAGATTAATGCACAGTTCGAACATTAAGAGAAACAGGAGGACAAACTATGAATCTAACAAAATTATTCGAGGCTCAGAGAGAGCTTGATGATTATATTATCGAAAATCAAGGATTACGAGGACAAGATCTAGTTGCAAATACATTTGTAGCTTTACAAGTAGAATTAGCTGAATTTGCAAATGAAGGTCGTTGGTTCAAACATTGGAGTAAGAATAGAACGCCAAAAGAAGGCGCTCTTGAAGAGTATGCAGACTCTGTTCATTTCTTTTTGTCGATAGGTAATCAGAAAGGTTGGCAAGATGCTCTTTATATCTACGAAGAACAAATGAATCCTGATGAATTCAGCGGTGACTTAACAAGTTGGTACCTAGAAATGATGTACTTTTTGAACAAATCATATTTTGAAGTACACCAGGAAGGTGAAGAAAAGACAATTAAATTTATTCAAGCTGTTGGATTCAAACCGAATGAATATTTCTTTCGTACCGCATGGATCCTGTTTTTAAATATCGGAATTAATGGATTCGGATTTAGTTTGGACCAAATCGAACAAGCATACTGGGAAAAATATGAGATCAATAAGCAACGACAGGCTACGGGGTATTGAGGGGGGATAAAATGTTGTCTAAAGATGAACGTATTGCAATGATTGATACGCTTGAGGTTTTCGGAAAATATCCTCGCGGTGTTTATGAAAACTTTTGCGATGAGCGATTGACAGAGGAATATAACCGAACAGTGGGGGTAGAAGTTTGAACCAAATTACATTTGAAATTGACGGTGACGTTCAAGCGCAACAAAGACCGAAGTTTTCAAGGTTTGGAAAAGGTGTGAGTGTACGTGATCCACAAGAATCTAAAGACTATAAAAGTTTTGTTAGATTAGTAGCTTCAGAACATGCTTTGGATGAATTGATAAAAGACCCGATTGTTTTGCATATCGATGTCTATCGGAAAATGCCCAAAGCAATAATGAATAGCAAAAAGAAGTATCAGCAGGTGCTTGATGGAGTTTTAAGACCAACAACTAAGCCTGACATAGATAATCTAGTTAAGGGCATTAAAGATGGTCTGAGCAAGGTTATATGGCATGATGACAGCCAGGTGATTGAACTTGTAGCAAGGAAGTTTTATTCGGATAAACCAAAGGCGGTAGTGACTATCGAATGGGGTGATTAAATGGGTAACTGGCATGCTAAGTGGTGCAGAAAGATTGTCAAAGGTTATACGGAATTTGATCTCAAAAAGAAGATTAAGGACCATGAAACTCGTGGGTGGGTGCAGCTAGGTGAAATTAAAACAGAGAACTACAACAGTGGTGCTTATGCAGCTTTGATGGAGATGGATATAGAACGATGGGTGAAAAGGGCATAAAGAAAGCCATAAGGTATTAGAGTACCTTATAGCGCGTTTCAAAAATTAACTTAACTTAGTATACGGGACAGGATTCCAAAAGATTCAACAAATATAAAAATAATTTAGCGGAGGGAAAATGATGCCAAGAGAACCGTATTACATTCTTTTCTCTGACGAAAAACAGGATATTAATTTTGACTTTACACCATATCAAGTACGGACATTTGACGAGATGTGGATGGAAGGTCATTCAATCACAACGATTGCCCACAAATTTGGACGTAAGCAGTTAGAGGTTACGCTGCTAGTTATGGATAGGGAGCTATTAGGGGCCATTAAACCGCGTGAAGGTGGACTGAACGGGACCATTAAGTTTGTGAGACCTAAAAATAAATTAGTTGTGGGGGCATGAAATTGGGCGAAAAAAAATTACATGACGATATGATTGCAGAGGTAGATTTATACAAAAATGCTGTATACGTTGTTGCTGATGGTCAGATGACACCAGTAGATGCGCCTCCAACAGGATTCGGAAAACAAGAAATTAGTTGGCAGGATGGGAAACCTACTCATAGTGAGATAAAGTACACTCAAAGGTTTTAATTTTGATTTATACAAAAATGATAATGATCACCTCTTTATTTTTCTTAGAGGTGATTTTTTTATTGGATATTTATGTTAAAATCGATATAAAGATTGTGAAGAAAGGTACTTAAACTAACGGTATTAGGAAAGTAAATTTTGAACTCAACGTTTATTTTCATGTAGATGTTTTTTTTCAAAAGGAAGCCTAAAAGATCTTAATGATTCTGAAGATAGATAATGAATTAAGGCGATGATTCCTCCTATAAAATTTGAAATTAAATCTAAATCTGTATCTAATAAACTGGGTTGATTCTTGATAACTGGTTTATACAGTTCATCCTGCAAAAACTCAAATATTTCATAAAAACTACCTAATGATGTTGAAAGAAGAATAAAAAGAATAATTAATAATTTTCTTTGAATAAATTTCATTTTGACGAATTGTTGAAATATAAAAAATGCCCAAAGCGTGAGTGAATATGTACCAAAGATATGCTGAACTCGATCAAATAAAACTGATGTAACATACAAATTAAAAAATTGGCCAAATACATCATTAGAAATTATTGAAAGGATAACAGCAATACGAATATAAAGTGGTATACTCCACTTTAGTTTAAATTCTAAAATAATATATACTAACCAAAAAATAAGATTTCCAATAGTCATTCTCATATAATCATAATTATCTGTGATAATAAATCCGATGATACAAGCTGTTTGAATCGATATTAATATAAAATCAAGTATTATATTTTTCGTAAAGTGTTGTTTCAGTTGAAACACTCCTTAGAATAATTATTTAAAAGATATTAAACGGTAGTGTTTGAAATTTAATTTTATTAGATTGATCTGTATTAGAGAGAAAAACTGAGGAATCTAAAGTATAAAATGCCCTGTAATTAGATATTTATGCATTACTGTACAGATCGAACGAGGCTAGTTGAAGATGAGCTACTAAATTTACAAAATTAAATTTAAGTGTGTTAATATAAATATAAATGAATAACCGCTTACGAGAAAAACTTGGAGCACTAGATTTGCGCATTTATTGCGTTTATTTAGTGCTCTTTTTTTGTTATCTAAAAAGGGGGGCTAACATATGAATTGGGCTGATAATTTATTAGTGGAATATAAAGAAGGCAGAAAAGCGCTGCACCAAATGAAAGCTAATCTACACGAAGATAACTTTGAGGATGAAACACAGATCAACAGCATGATTGAGAGCATGACGTTTGCTATGGACTGGATGGAGACAGGGAGAAATCCAGATGCCTATCGTGGTGCTGATAAGAGGTCCATCTATCAGAGACAATTCTTTGAGAGTATCGATGTGATTCCAGATATAACGGACGAGCTTTATGATATCGATTCTAAGCAACTTTACATGACTACTGATGAGAAGGAAGTGTTAGCTCAAATTTTTGCTTCATGGAGTCATAGAGAACGTGTTTGTTATGTAAAACATGTAGTTGAACAAAAAAGTTTTCAAAAAATCGCAGATGAATTAAATATCAGCAGATATACTGTCAGAACGCATGTTGACAGGGCTAAAAAGAAGATTGAAGTAGCAATTGCATAAAATTTCTTTGTCGCACATTGTCGCACAAAGTCTGCATATATGAGGGGGACCTAGGGGGTGCATCTTTAAACCACGCCTACCATTCTTCCTCTCATTTAACCTTAACCTAAAAGAATGAAAAAACAGACCGACCGACCCAAGAAGATAAATTCCTAAACTTATACTTCGCTAAGATGGAATATATCACAGGTTAGGAAATTCACTTTGGACTCTGTCCATTTTTTAATTACGTTGATTCAAGCGAATGATTAGAGCCATATAGACTTTAAAAACATAGTGATACAGGCTGACTAAACATTCGTTTGAATGAGTGTAAATAAATTATAAGGGAGTGTTACATATGGATTTTTCAAGCGCATTATACTACGTGAAAAACGGTAGTAAAATTGCCCGTAAAGGTTGGAATGGTAAAGGCATGTTCGTTGTATTTCAGAAAGGTTATCCGAAAGGTATTCCTTCTAATAAACAAACAGTTGATGCATGGCGTCACAAAGAAGGTGACTTATTCAAAGTAGAGCCTTACCTTCAAATCAAAAATGCTCAAGGAAGTCATTCTATGTGGGTACCTTCGATTGGTGATATTTTAGCAGAAGATTGGGAAACCGTTTAAAATCATCGATATTCAAAAGGAACGATTCAACTAACGTTGGTCGTTCTCCTTATTTTGCTCTGACACAAACGAATGCCTTGCTGACCAAAACCCTTATTGGATGGCGTTCGTTTGCGTGAGAGTGAAATTATTTCTTGTTTATGTAAGCATCGAGTGTCTCTTGTATTACTTTTATAGACCTATCTCCAATGCCACGTAAACGTGTTAAATCAGCGTTAGCAAGATCACCTACGGTATTGACATCTACTGACCATTGTTTGTTTAATGTGTGATAAATCTTTGGTGGGAGATCTAGTAATTCGATATCATCATCCAATGGATTATGTTCTATTGATTTACCGTGCTTTTCGAGCAATAGTTCAACGGCTTCGTCTAACAATTTAGATTGTGGTATTCGAGTTTCTTCAGATAGTTTTTTAAGTGCTGCAGATAATTTTGAATCAATAGAGTTACCGACTTTAGTTCTTGTCATATTAAATACCTCCTATATATTCCATATTAGCAATAATGGTATCAAATAGTACCTAGTGGTACCAGTTTTATATTTATATCAAATATGTAATATACTTGCTTCTTACGATTGCTTATAGTGGTTGTGGGAGGTGCGATATGGAACAAATTACAGAGCAATTAACATCGGCGCTTAACAATATGGGAATGCAATTATTGAGTTTTGCAGTCGTAATTGTAATAGCATACGTTTTGACTTTTAATATTTTGAAATTACTAAAAGTACCGGTGGCATTTGCAAAACTTTTATCAGTGTTAGTGACGATAGGTGTAATGTATTATGCATACAAAGAAATATTTTTGAGCTGATTAGTACCATCAATTCGATGGTGCTTTTTATGTTGATTAAATTAAGCGACTAGCATAATGAGGTGATACGAATGGCAACTCAAAAGAACAAGGGAGGGCGCAAGGGTAAATATGAAGAATGGTTAACAAATGAGGGGCTAATAAAGATTGAAGGTTGGGCTAGAGATGGCCTTACTAATGAACAAATATCACAAAACATCGGGGTAACGGCCAAAACGTTATATGAATGGCAGAACAGGTTTAGTGAGTTAAGTGAGGCCTTAAAAAGAGGGAAAGATGTTATTGACCGTCAAGTGGAGAATGCCCTCTTAAAACGAGCGCTAGGCTATAAATACGACGAGGTAACACGTGAGTCTGTAGTCCAGGTGAATAAAGAAACTGGAAAAAAAGAAACTGTTATGGTCGAAACGAAAATTGTTACTAAGCAAGTATCGCCGGATACAACTGCACAAATCTTTTGGTTGAAGAATCGCAAGCCAGCTCAATGGAGAGACAAACAAGAAGTCGAACATAGCGGTAATATGACGGTTAACAACCCCGTGAAGAATTTAACCACAGAAGAACTAAGGAAGCTGATTGATAAATGACGGATACAGAGTTAGACCAACTGAAAATGATGGCCCAGATGGAACTTGCTAACCGCGAGTTCTTTTATTTTTGTCATTTACTTGCACCAGACTTTTATGCTGAAGATCGCCAGTACTTAATTGATTTATGTAATGAGATGCAAGACTTTTACGAATCGAATGATGATGTATTAGTTATTAACGTACCACCGCGTCATGGTAAGTCTCGTACAGCGGTAATGCTTGCTCAATGGATATTTGGTCAAAATCAGAATGAAAAGATTATGACTGGCTCCTACAACGAAACACTTTCAACTATGTTTTCTAAAGGTGTTCGTAATGGCATATCGGAAGAAAAGGCAGATAAGGATCGTATTGTTTATAGTGATATCTTTCCAGAAGCACGAATTAAACAAGGCGACGCTGCCATGAACTTATGGAGTTTAGAAGGTGGATACAATAACTACCTCGCTACATCTCCAACGGGTACAGCAACGGGTTTTGGTGCTTCAGTATTAATTATTGATGACTTAATCAAAAACTCACTTGAAGCCTATAATGCGCTGACACTTGAAAAGCATTGGGATTGGTTCACAAATACTATGCTTTCCCGTTTAGAAGAAGGCGGAAAAATCATCTTAATCATGACGCGGTGGGCTAGTAATGATTTAGCAGGAATGGCGCTTGACCACTTTAAAGATGAAGAAAAGACGGTGCGGCATGTTCTGATGAAGGCGTTACAAGATAATGGTTCCATGTTATGCCCAGCTGTTCTTTCTAAGGGTAGTTACGATATGAAAGTGCGGGCAATGGGTATTGATATCGCTTCTGCCAACTATCAGCAAGAACCGATTGATGTTAAAGGGCGCATGTACAATTCGTTCAAGACTTATGAAGGTGCATTACCGCAGTTTAAACAAATTAAGAACTACACAGATACCGCTGATACTGGTGCCGATTATCTTTGTTCAATTAATTATGGTGTCACATTCAGCAATGAAGCTTATGTACTGGATGTGCTTTATACGAAAGATGCAATGGAAGAGACAGAGCCAGCTACGGCTAAGATGTTATTTGAAGGCAAAGTGAACAATGCTGATATTGAATCTAACAATGGTGGACGTGGGTTCGCTAGACAAGTTGAGCGACTGTTAAAACAAACACATCAAAGTAACCAAACAATTATTACTCCTTTCCATCAATCGAAAAATAAACAGGCTCGTATATTATCGAATGCAACTTGGGTGATGGACCACATTTATTTCCCGTCTAATTGGCGAGATAGATGGCCTGACTATTATGAGGCTATGACCAAATATCAAAAAGAAGGTAAAAACAAACACGATGATGCACCAGATGCTACGACAGGTATTGCAGAAAAGATTGGTGCAGGCGATGTATACAGTTTCGACTAAAAGAGGTGAAAATATGGCAGGCTATTTCCCATTTCAAGGGGCTACTACTGAAACGGACAAATTAAACGAGATCATCACAGATGGAGCTAAGTCCGTAATTAGTAATTTGCAAATGATTGAAAAAGAAATTAAGAAATTTAAAGCATCTGCAAAGCTTGAGTTGATGTTAAGTGGAGAGCGGTATTATGAAGGTGAGCAAGACATCCTAAAGCGTAAACGAGAAGTGATAGGTGAAAACGGTCAATTACAAACCGTGAATAACTTGCCGAATAACTTGATTGTTGATAACCAATACGCAAAGCTTGTAGATCAAAAAGTCAATTACCTATTAGCTAAGCCCTTGACTTTCGAAACGGAAAATGAAGCCTATTTAGAATTGTTGCAAGCTACTTTTAATAAAAGGTTTCATCGTACATTACGTAATTTAGGTGAGGCTGCATTAAATAATGGACTTGCTTGGTTGTATCCTTATTACGATGAAAATGGAGAATTCAAGTTCAAACAATTCTCAGCTCATGAAATCTTACCTTTTTGGAAAGATAGAGAACACACAGAATTAGACTTCGCTGTTCGCATCTACACAGTAATTGTTTATGAAGGTGACAAAGAAGTAGAAATCGAAAAGGTAGAGGTTTACACAACTACAGGGGTAGAATGTTATGTGCTAGAAAATAACAAGCTTGTATTGGATGTAGAAGTGGAATCCACACCTTATTTGACAACAACCAATGCAGATGGTAACCATATCAGCTTAAATTGGTCAAAAGTTCCTCTTATTGCTTTCAAGTACAACAACAAGGAAATGCCGCTTATTAAAAGAGTTAAGTCGTTACAAGATGGCATAAATGCAATATTAAGTGACTTTGAAAACAATATGCAGGAGGATGCACGTAATACCATCTTAGTGTTACATAATTACGATGGTACAAATCTAGGCGAATTTAGACGCAACCTAACGCAATATGGTGCTGTTAAAGTACGTTCAGCTGATGGTTCTAAAGGTGGTATTGACACTTTAACAATCGAAGTGAATGCTGAGAATTACAAATCTATATTAAGTATGTTTAAGAAGGCATTAATTGAAAATGGTCGAGGGTATGATGCGAAAGATGAACGAATGAGCAACAATCCAAATCAAATGAATATCCAATCCATGTACAGTGATATTGATTTAGATGCCAATGGGATAGAGACAGAGTTTCAAGCCTCCTTTGAAGATCTATTATGGTTTGTTGATATACACTTTGCTAATACAAAGCAGGGTGACTTTGAAAGCGAAACAGTTAATGTGATATTCAATCGTGACATTCTGATTAACGAAACGGAATCTATTGATAATGCGGTGAAATCATTACCGATTCTTTCTCAAGAGACGATTGTAGCTCAACACCCGTGGACAAAAGATGTTCAACTCGAATTAGATCGCAAGAAGAAAGAACGTGAGCAAGAGCAAAAAGAATTTGACTCATACAATAATAATTTCCCTGGTCGTTCAGGTGGTGCCGTAGATGTCAAAGAGTAGTGAGTACTGGCAAAAGCGGTTCGAACTATTGCTGGAATCGCAGTTAGCTGGAGGCGAAGATTATCTACGTGAGCTAGAAGAAATCTATCGCAACATTACGGAGGAAATCGAAAAGGATGTTATCAAGTGGTACACAAGCTTTGCCAAGAATAATGAAATATCATTAGCTGAAGGTAAGCGACTACTTCAATCCGACGAGTTACGAGAATTCCACTGGGATGTTAAGAAATACATTGAAATCGGTGAAAAGAATGCAATGGATGGTTCTTGGATGAAGCAACTTGAAAATGCATCTTCACGTGTCCATATAAGCCGTTTAGAGTCCTTAAAGCTACAACTGCAACAACAGGTGGAAGTATTGTATGGACAGCAAATTGAAGGTGTAGAGCGATTAATGAAAGAGACCTATCAAGGCGCGTATTATCAAACAGCATTTGAAATTCAACGTGGATTCAATGTAGGTTTTAGTATGCAAGCATTTGATAATCGACAATTACAACAAGTTATTTCAAAGCCTTGGACTACTGATAATCTTACTTTTAGTGACAAGCTTTGGAGAAACAAAAATGTGTTAGTTCAAACATTACAAAGTGAGCTTGCAAGGTCAATCGTTCGTGGAGAATCACCAGATAGGATGATTTCATTCATTCAAAAGAAAATGAAAACATCAAAAGGTAACGCTGCACGGTTAGTAATGACGGAATCAGCTTTTTTTAGTTCTGCTGCACAGAAGGATGCTTTTAATGAGTTGGATGTTGAAAGATTTGAGATTGTAGCAACTTTGGATGGTAAGACAAGTGATTTATGTCAGGACTTGGACGGCAAAGTATTCCCTATGAAAGACTATGAACCAGGTATTACAGCGCCACCGTTTCACCCTTTTGCAGAACCGTTACTGTACCATGCTTTGACGATAATGACGGTGAGAGATTCGCCAGAGATAGTAACGGTAAAGGAATGTACATCCCGTCTACGATTAAATATAAAGATTGGAAGACACGGTATTTAAAATAACCTAAGGTGTAGTTTGGGCACTGTTTCCTGCTGGAGTATAATTAAGTAGGGATGGTGATGTATTAGTGTTAATAAATTGCGCTTATTGCAGTAATGAAATTGATATAAAACCAAGTAGAATAAAAAGGTCAAAGAATATTTTTTGTTCTACAAAATGTCATGATCTTTATAGACAGTTAATAACTTATGAACGCATGAGCAAACAAGTTGGATCGGATTTTAAACTTTGGTTATCAAATAAATATTTAGATGAAATGATGTCAATTAGACAAATAGCTAAAAATTTATATGGTCATGAAAATAGTTTTAGTTCGGTAAATACATGGTTAAAAAAATTAAATATACCAATTCGACATGGCTCAGATGCGATTAAAACCCAATGGATTGATAATCCAGAAAGAAGAAACTTATCTAGAGATTTAGCAAAAGAACATTTGCAGAAAAGAGAGGTTCGTAACAAAGTAAAAAAAGCTCAACAAACTGAAGAATATAAATTAAAGCAAAGTATCTCAAAAAAAGGCGAGAAAAATGGTATGTATGGTGTAGTTGGCAAAGAACATCCGAATTGGGACGAATCAAGAACCCACGAACAAAGAGTTTTCGAAAGAAAAACACAAGAATACAAGGTTTGGAGATTGTCTGTATTTGATAGAGATTATTATACGTGTAAGGTTTGTGGTGATAATAAGGGAGGAAACTTAGTTGCCCATCACATTAATTCTCATCATTGGGACATCGATGGTAGATATGATGTAAACAATGGCATAACTCTTTGTAATTATTGCCACGATGATTTTCATAAAGAATACGGTTACAAAAATAACAGCCAAGAACAATTTAAAACATTTATTGCAGAAAAGCGCCTATTTATTTGAAGGTGCTTTTTATTTTTTTGAAAACGTAATGAATCAAGTCGTCCAATCAGGCAGCTTTTTTTATTTTCGTCTTTTTGGTATTTTGGACGGTAACTATAAAGACAAATCCGTGGCCGATACCCACGATAAAAAGCGTAATTTGAAAGGATGGTAAACGTGAATAAAGAACAATTAATAGCATTAGGTTTAACAGTGGAACAGGCAGATAAAGTTATTGAAGGCTATGGTACTACAATTCCTAAAACTCGCTTTGATGAAGTAAATATTGCAAAAAAACAACTTGAAACGGATTTAGCCTCCCGTGATCAACAGCTAGAAGAATTAAAGAAAGTCGATGCTACAGGATTGCAGGCTCAAATCGAGAAGCTACAAGGTGAGAATGCAACGGCAAAAGAGAAATATGAAGCTGATTTAGAAACAACACGTTTAACCAGCGCTCTTAAATTAGCACTACACGGCAAGGTGCATGATGCGGATTTAGTTACCAGTTTAATCGACAAAGCAACAATTGAATTAGGTGAAGACGGCAATGTCGCAAAAGGACTTGATGAGCAGATTAAAACACTACGAGAATCGAAGTCCTTTTTGTTTGTTCCAGAAAAGCAAGGTACACCTGGATTTAAAGGTGTAACTCCTGCAGAGGGTGGACAATCCACAAAAACGGAAACTAAAGCAGGCGATTACGGAAAACAGATGGCTGAGAATCTTGCAGAAAGCAACAAAGGTCTCGAAGATGCACGTAAATCTTATTTTGATTAAGGAGGAAAATAATTATGAGTAAATTTGTTGAAACGAACTATACGAATAAGAAAGAAATTTTGAAGTTTCCAGACCACTATGTCAATGTGGCGGTTACGGTTTCGGATGCAGGTGTAGTAGCCAACCCAGACGGCAAGAAAATCGTTCCTGCAGGCACGATTATTGGTGGAGGATTCTTAGCAAACGAGTCTGTTCTAGCTGTTAAAACAAACGGAGAAAAAGCGGAAGGCGTGCTCTTTAATGATACTGACGTAACATATGGTCCTGCACCAGGTGCCGCTTTAATTCATGGTTTTGTCGCGTTAGATAAACTACCAGAAGCACCGTCAGCAGAAGCAGTAACAGCACTAAACCAAATCACATTTTTGAAATAAGAGAGGATGAATTAAATGCCAACACTTTATGAATTAGTAAATGCTCAAAACATTGCAACATATTATCAAAACAACCCTTCAAATGCGATTCCGTATTTAGGAGCAACTCTTTTCCCGGCAAAGAAGCAATTAGGGTTAGACCTATCTTGGATTAAAGGCTCGAATGGATTACCTGTAGCCCTAATGCCATCTGAATTCGATGCAAAAGCGACTGTTCGTGATCGTATCGGATTTAGTAAAATTCAAACGGAAATGCCTTTCTTCCGTGAATCTATGAGAATTGGTGAAAAGGATCGTCAAGAGCTTAATAGGCTTGCTGCATCTAATTTGGATGCTATGACTCAAACGGTAGTAGCGAACATCTATGACGATGTAACAACACTTGTAAACGGTGCAGCGGTGCAACCAGAAAGAATGATTATGCAGTTATTGGCAACAGGTAAAATTGGCATTACCGCTAATCGCCTAGACTATGATTATGATTACAAAATGAAGGACGACCATAAAGAAGTATTAGCAGGAGGAGCCCAGTGGAGTAAGTCAGATTCAACGCCAATCGAGGACATTATGAGATGGCAAGATACAGTAGAAGATAATACAGGTACTCGACCAACAAACGCCATTATGACACGTAAGACATTCAGTTATCTATTAAAGCATCCAAGCATTCGATTAGACATGAATCCACTGGGCGGCCAAAATGTGATTATGACAGAAGCGTTGTTGAAGCAGTATCTACAGAACAAATTTGGTTTATCGGTAGCTATTTATAACAAAAAATATCGTGATGAAAAAGGCGCTTTGCATAACTTCTACCCGGATGACTATTTTACGCTTATTCCAGAAGGTAACTTAGGAAATACATTCTATGGAACGACTCCAGAAGAATCTGATTTACTGACAGGTCAGACGGTTGCAGATGTCTCCATTGTGAATACAGGCGTAGCTATTACAACTATTAAAGAACCGCATCCGGTCAACGTGGAAACGATTGTATCTGAAATTGTATTACCAAGCTTTGAAACTTTAGATAATATCTTTGCTGCAAAGGTTAACTAGGAGAGGGTTCGGACCTCACTGTTTTAAGGAGGTAATTTTATGTCTGAGGTTACAGTTACTTTTAATAGAAACGTTAAGTTAGGAAGTAATCTGTATCGAAAGGGAGATACAATAGATATATCCGAAGGTAAGTTAGAATCAATAATTGCGTTAGACATAATTGATTCTAACTTTGAACGAATAACAAAAGTTCCCGAGTATCCTAAACCAATCAAAAACATGACTGTTAATGAATTAAAAAAATACGCAAAAGACAATAAAGTTGATCTAGGAGAAGCCAAGCAAAAAGGTGAAATTTTAGAAGTTATTAAAGCTTTTATTGAAGGAAAGTGAGTGATCGCTATGCTAGAAGAAATCAAAAAGCGATTAAGATCTCTGGGGCTTTCAGTTACAATGGAGGATGATTTTTTACTAGGCTTCATCAGCGATAAAGTGAAAAGTCATATTAATACGCAAACAAATCTAAGTGATATTCCCGGTCCTCTACACCATATAGCAATTGATATGGTTGTAGGGGAATTTTTACTTATGAAAAAGAGTATGGGGCAGCTTAATATTGAAGCACTTGATTTTGGACTGATTGCAAAGACTGTTCAAGATGGAGATACGACGGTGACTTATGCAATTGATGATAATAACTTGACGGCAGAAGCTCAATTTAATGCGTTCATAAATTATTTAAGGCATGAGGGTTTTGATTTTATCGCTTACAGGGTGATTAAATGGTGAATGCTAGAAGACGTGCTGTTGAATCGCTGTACAAAGGTGAATGCACAGTAAAAGAGAAACAAAGCATTAAGGATTCTATTACGCATATTACAAGTACCAAAGAAGTTCCCGTTCTCGAAAATCAAAAGTGTAAGTTATCGTATGAAAAGCAAACATCCGCAACAAATACCAATGCACCAGCAATCATAGCGCAAACCATCAAATTATTTATTGCACCTGAAATCAATGTAAAGGCCGGTTCAAAGATTATTGTCACTCAAAATGGTCGTACTGCTGAATATAGTCGTAGTGGAGAGCCTGCAATTTATATGGACCATCAAGAGATCACACTCGAACTATTTAGGGGGTATGCGTAATGGCTAGATGGGGAAATGTTGATTATCGTCAGTTACAACGGCTTGCAAAGAAGATGGAAAAGCTTGAACGTGCTGGGTTTGATAAGTTTTGTGAGGATTGTGCGAAGGAATTAGCAGCACGCCTATTGGCAAAAGTTATTAAGCGTACACCTGTTGGTAACTACGAGAATGGACATGTTGGTGGAACGTTAAGACGGGGTTGGACTGCGAAAAGTGAAAGAGAAGCCGAATTATCAGCTGCATTTGGTGGTGGTGTAGGTGTTAATAAATATGCAGAATCATTAAATATAAGTAGAAGTGGCGATGTGTATGAAATTGAAGTTATTAACCCAGTTTCATACAGCACTTATGTTGAATATGGGCACCGTACGGCCAATCATAAAGGATGGGTAAAAGGTCAATTCATGATGACTATTTCAGCTGATGAAGTAGATGCTCAGGCACCACAAATTGTAGAAAAGAAACTAACTAAATTTTTAGGAGGCGTATTTGGTGCAGATTAATGATGTAGTGACAGCTATTGCTATTAAGCTGCATGAAACGTTCGGAGACAGCTACACGATCTATACAGATTCAATTGAGCAAGGCTTCAAGGAGCCTGCTTTTTTTATTGCCCTTTTAGAGCCGAACCTTAAACAGGTTATTGGTAACAGATATCACAAGACTATCCCGTTGGACATCCATTATTTTGGGACAGGTAATATGGATGCTCATATAACCGCTGATAAGCTTATGTGTGATATGGAGTATATCCAGTGTCTTAACGGTGATTTGCTACGTGGGACCAAGATGAGTGCTAATTTAGTTGATAACGTAATGCACTTTTTTGTGAATTACAACATGCACATATATAGAGAGAAAGAAGCAATTCCGATGATGGAAGAGTTAACAATCCAAGGTCGAGAAAAGGAGATGATGCTTGATGGCAGAACAAAAGCCAACAGTAAAAACTACTAAAAAAACTGAACCAACTTTTTACAAACACCAGCTTATTAAAAGTCGCAAATATGCAATGCATCGTGATGTTATTAGCGCATTATTAGATGATGAGGAGCAATATTCATTCGCTGAAGTAGATGCGGAAATTGAAGGATTTCTGAAAGGTGAGGTGAAGTAAAATGCCATTAGGTGGAGGAACGTTTTTAACACAAAACAAAAAGCTACCTGGTGTTTACATGAATTTTGTCAGCGTGGCGCGAGCAACAGCTTCTTTGTCTGACCGTGGCTACGCTGCATTGGCATTAGAGCTTGATTGGGGTGTAGACGGTAAAGTCATGACCGTTACTTCTGAAGATTTACAAAAAAATTCACGTAAGATCTTTGGTTATGACTATACAAATGAAAAACTAAAAGGTTTGCGTGATCTATTTAAAAACATTCACACAGCTTATATTTATAAGTTGATGAAAAATGGTGTAGCTGCAACGAATATCTACGGTGATGCAGTATGTAAAGGTGTTAGAGGTAATGATTTAAAGTTAGTTATTAGCGCTAATGTTGATGATGTAAAGAAGTTTGATGTATCAACTTATCTTGGTTCATCATTAGTTGATGAACAGTTTGCTGTTGGACCGAATACAGACGATTTAGCGAATAATGATTTTGTGAAATGGAAAAGCGGCGTAGCGCTTGAAGCTACAGCAGGCCTACCATTCGCAACAGGAACTAATGGTGGACCTGTAGAAGGCGCAGAACATCAAGAAGCGCTAACAGAGTTAGAACCATATTCATTTAACGCGTTAGGATGTCTGTCTACAGTAGAAACCATCAAAGGTTTATATATCGCATTTACTCAACGCTTGCGTGACCAAGTAGGTGCGAAGTTTCAAACTGTTGTACACAATAAGCAAGATATAGATTATGAGGGCGTAGTGAGTGTGTTGAATGATGTTGAAGATGAGAACGAATCTTCTCTTGTCTTTTGGTCAACAGGAGCTATTGCTGGATGCGCCATTAACAGATCTAACACAAACAAAAAGTATAACGGTGAATATGAAGTGAAAACGAAAATCGACAAAACGTTAGAAGTAGCATTATCTGATGGGGATTTCGTATTTCATAAAGTTGGTGATGATATTTGCGTGCTTGAAGATATCAACACTTTTACATCATTCACGAATGATAAGAATGAAGATTTCTCAAGCAATCAAACAATCCGTGTACTTGATCAGATTGGTAATGACATCGCTCGTTTATTTGCTAAAAAGTATTTGGGTAAAGAACAAAATGATGCAGCTGGTCGCATTTCTCTATGGAACGACATTACTACTCATCATAAAGAGCTACAAACATTACGTGCCATCGAAAACTTTAATTCAGAAGACGTAACTGTACAGCCAGGAAATTTGAAAAAAGCTGTCGTTGTCACTGATTATGTAACACCAGTAAATTCCATGGGTCAATTGTATATGACTGTAATGGTGTCATAGGAGAGGAGAATGAAGAGATGAATCCATTATTAAAACTTGATTTACAATACTTCGCTCAGACGATGAACGCAAAAGATTCAGTATCAGCTTCACTCGCTGAATGCTTTGTAACAATTGAAGGTAATCGCTACAACTTCATGCAAATTATTGACTTTGAATCAGAAATTGACAAAACGAAAACTGAAGTACCTATTTTGGGTAAGACAGGTAAAGGTTCTAAAGCTACTGGTTGGTCTGGATCATTTAGTGGTACTGCTCACTATAACCAATCAATTTTTCGTAAGTTACTTTATCGATATGCACAAACTGGCGAGGATGTTTATTTCGATATCCAAGTTACTAATGAAGACCCAACTTCTGCAGTCGGCCGTCAGACGGTCATTCATAAAAACTGCAACTTAGACGGTGGTGTACTAGCTAAGTTTGATGCAGATGGTGAATACCTGGATGAGCCAATTGACGGTACATTCGATGGCTTCGAAATGCCAGAGGAGTTTAAATTACTTCCTGGTATGCAGTAAAACAAGGGTCGCTTACATAGCGGTCTTTTATAATTCAAACAAATAGAAAAGGATAAGGTGATTATATGAGTAACTTAACAGCATTTTTAGCACAAAACGCATTGGTAACAGAAAGTGAGAAACATGTAGTTTCAAAGAGATTTATCGAGCCTGTAATTGATGAAGAAACAGGTAAACAAAAGATAGAAAAAGGAAAGCCTGTAACGCAACCGGTTAAATGGGAAGTCGCGTCAATTACTTCAGATGAGGATGAATTACTAAGAAAAAGCCATACCAAACGTTTACCGGTACCGGGCAAAAAGAATGTATTCCAGCCAACTACCGACTACGATGCCTACTTAGCAACATTAGCGGTAAAATGTACACTGTCCCCTAATTTACATGATAAAGAGTTACAAGATTCATATAAAGTCATGGGTGCAGAAGCATTACTCAAAAAAATGTTATTACCAGGTGAATACGCTGATTATTTAAAAGTGGTTCAGACTGTCAATGGATTTGACGTAGGTATGGATGAGGCTGTTGAAGAAGCAAAAAACTAATTAACGGAGGTGATTATGAAGCTAATATAACTTATTATTGCCTCCATAAGTTTAGTAAATGGCCTTCGGAATTTGATAGCCTTCCTAAATATGAAAAAGCTTTGGTTATAGCCGCAGTGCAAATTAAGATGGAAACTGAAGAGAAGGAAGAAAAAAAGAGGAAGAAAAAGGCTAGAAAGAAATAATTATAGTAATATATATCTCCCTTGTTATATGCTAATGGATATAAAAAGGAGGTGTGTATTGTGAAAAATATATTCAGTGTGTTTTCTTTAATATTAGTGGCCAGTTTTATGTTAGTCGGTTGCGGCAATACAAATGGTAGTGAAAAAGAAGAAATTAAACCTATCATAAATGCTAATCAATTCAGTAGAATTTCTAGTAAAAAATTAATTTCTATTATGGGTAAACCAGAATCTATTGAAGATTATAAGTGGTCTGTTCCAAAGACAGGTAAGAGCATAGTTGGAAAAGTCTACGTTTATAAAAAAAATAAGTACGAGTTTATTCTTTTTGATGATAGTGTTGCAAGATTAAATGTTTATTCTGGTAAATTTATGGGTTATGATGATTCTCAATTTGAATTGAAAAATGAACAGGATATATTCCCTATGTTCAACATTAAACCTAATGACCATCTTAAAAAAATAGGAGATACAAATTATGCGTTAAGGTTTAGTCCAGTATCAGGGAAAGTCGCGGATGTGTGGATTCAAGAAATTGAAGACAATAGCTTTGGGATAGCCAAAATAACATATAGCCTTAAATATTACTAGTAATAATAAAGCACTTTTAATAAGTGCTTTTTCTTATGCTTCGAAAGGGTAGGTGAACAAAATAGCTACAATTCGAACAGCCATACAAATACAGGATGGTATGTCTAGTGCTTTTCAGCATATGAATACCGCAATGAATGTGGTATTGAGTAGTTTCGAGTCTTTGCAATCAGCATCAAGTAATGCAATTGATACTGCAAGCATCGAAACTGCCCGTGCAGAGTTAAATCGAGCTGAACAAGCGTTCAACGAGATAGAACAAGAAATTCGAAATGCAGATGAGGCGCAACAAGATTTCAACGATAATATTAGCAATGGTACCGCTGAAGTTGATGGATTACTTGAAAAAATCATAGGAATTGCAGCAGCATATATAGGCATTCAGACTTTTGGTGAAATTATTTCGTTATCAGATGAGATGACAAACATTACGGCGCGGCTAAACTTAATGAATGACGGATTACAGACCACGGCCGAACTGCAAAATTTGATTTTCGAATCAGCTGAACGATCCAGGGCATCGTATATGAAAACGGCTGAAATCGTTGCTAATTTAGGTCAAAGGGCGCCGGATGCCTTTGGGAGTAATTCAGAAACTATAGCATTTGCTGAAACGCTTAATAAGATGTTCGTGATTGCTGGTGCATCTCAAGAGGAAATGTACTCAGCGACTTTGCAGTTAACCCAAGCACTTGGTTCTGGGGTTTTACGAGGAGAAGAATTAAACGCAGTATTTGAATCTGCACCAAACGTAATACAGGCTATAGCAGATCATTTAGAAGTTCCGATAGGACAGATAAGGGAAATGGCTTCTGAAGGAGAAATTTCAGCAGATATTGTAAAGAAAGCAATGTTTGCTGCAACAGACGATGTAAATAAAAAATTTGCATCTATGCCTATGACTTTCGGGCAATTGTGGACAAGTTTTCAAAACCAAGCACTAAAGGCATTTCAACCAATATTACAAAGATTGAATGATATTGCAAACAGTGATAAATTCAATGACACAATAAATGGGATAGTTAATACTTTGTATGTTTTGGCAGCTGTAGCTGTTGAAACTTTCGATGTATTAACAACAATAGGTAGTTTAATGTACAATAACTGGTCTCTGATTGCACCTGTTTTATTGGGGGTAACTGCTGCTATCGGAGCTTACAGAGTTTCATTATTAGTTCTAAAAGCGGCTCAAATGGCCTCGGCATTTTGGACTGGATTACAAGCTTTAGCAGCTGGATTTCTTACCGCTGCAACTTGGGGGGAGGTTTCAGCTACATTGGCTGCAACCGGAGCAATATGGGGTCTTAATGCTGCATTATACGCCAATCCAATATTTTGGGTAGTTATGGCAATAATAGCGCTAATTTCAGTGCTATATTTAGCGGTCGCGGTAGTCAATTATTTCGCAGGAACATCAATAAGCGCAACAGGTATTATTGCAGGGGCATTCATGGTACTGTTTGCTTTTATTTATAATAAAATAGCGTTTATATGGAATGTCTTTTCGGCCTTTATAGAATTTGCCGTAAATGCAAGCGACCATTTTGTATATTCAGTGATGCGTTTATTCGCTAATTTAGCAAATAATTTCTTAGATCAAGCCATTGCAATGACAAGTGGTTGGGATTCATTTGCCACTTCATTTGTAAATGCCATAATTACAGCTGTTAATGGTGCTATAAAAGCATGGAATTGGTTCATCGATATGTTACCAGCCGATATTGCTGGTGCAATTGGACTTGGTAAAGGATCAGAACTTGGTTATAGTGCATCCATTACAAGCGATCTGTCCAACATGAAATCTGTAATTGATACAGTAGTTGGCGAACCGCCGGCAGGTTACTGGGAAGCTCCGAAAATGGACATGAAATCACTTGGTGCATCTTGGGATAGCGGCTACAATTGGGGATCAAATTTATTTAGTGATAAAGATGCTGTAAAACAAGCTAAGCCAGATACTGACATGCAATCATTATTAGATAGTGTAAAAGGGTTGCAACCTCCTGCGAATAACGCAGCAGATGCAGCTAAAAGAGCAGCAGGAAGTGGCGGTAAAACAGCCGGAAACACCGCTAAAATGGCTAAGGCCATGGAAGGTGGCGCGGAGGATTTGAAGTATATGCGAGACCTTGCAGACCGTGAAGCAATCAATCGCTTTACCACCGCAAAAGTTAAAGTGGATTTTAGCAGCGTTAATACTATCAAATCTGATTTAGACCTAGATGGAATCATCGATAAATTTGGAGAGAAATTAGAAGAAGCTATTGCGGTAGCTGCAGAGGGGGCGCAATAGATGTATGGATTTTTTATAGATAGTGTACAGTTACCTGTTGCGCCCGCAAAGCTAGATACACGAATTAATAATAAAAATCAGACCATCACACTCATTAACGATGGGGAGGTCAATCTTTTAAAAAAGGCTGGCCTAACTGATTTTACGTTTGAAGTCCTTTTACCAAATGTAAAATACCCGTTTGCGGTATATCCGAAAGGTTTTAAACCAGCGACATATTACTTAGAAAAACTAGAAAAATTGAAACTGAAAAAGAAGAAATTTCAATTCATCGTCACTCGATCAAAACCGAATGGCGATTTACTTTTTGATACAAATATTAAAGTGTCCTTAGAAGAATATGAAATCAAAGAAGATGCTGAAAATGGCTTTGATGTTAATGTATCAATCGTACTCAAACAGTATCGTGATTATGGTACCAAGACAATTAAACTTAAAAAAAAGAAGAAAAAGAACGGAAAGAAAAAGAAAGTTGCTGTAGCCTCCAAAAAACGACCATCTACAAAAACGGCACCGAAAACCCATAAAGTTGTAAAAGGCGATACGTTGTGGGCCATATGCAAAAAGTACTTAGGGGACCCTTTAAAGTATCCTGAGATCGCCAAGAAAAATAATATTAAGAATCCTCATTTAATCTACCCGGGGAGGGTTATCAAATTAAACTAATTGGCCGCGAAATGAGCTTCTTCCTTTGCTTAATAGAGCTACTACTCAATTAGAACAACTTGGAGAAACTCTTCATAGAATTAATGAATTTAATTGTGTAACTACAATCAACAAAGACGAACTTCTTGATACGTCGGAGGGGTCAGTAACCCACTCTTTACTAACATCTAATGTTGAGAAATTGAAGAAGGAGCTAGAAAAGTTAGAATTATTGTAGTGTCTGCTAGAAAGAGAGGTGGTATTGTTTGGAAGAAGTAAACCAGAACCTTTACTGCATGGCTCAACATTTAAAGTCGTTCGTTGAGGATTCTAAATATGATAGACTTGCTGATTTTGCTAAGCCGTGCACTACCTGTAAGTTTGTAAGTGAATGTAACCTTGATTTCTACAAAAAGTCAGGTGCGCTAACAGAACTTACAGGAATTTATATTAGTGCAGGATACAGCAAAAAAAGCAATAGTTAAAGTGTAACTGGAGCATCGTTGTATAGCGGACATTCACGACGATTCTCGAATGAGCAATCATGATTTTCTAAGTAATCACAGTCGAAGCGTCCCTTTTTGTATCCATCTTCAGCATTCATTACTGGAACGTGCATATACTCAATTTCGATTGTCTCGTAATCTCTTTGCTCAGGACAATAATCATTAAATGTTTTGTATTTAACCATAGTTTCACCCCCCTTCTACTGACTTATTTCGACATTATGGAAGGAAACCCCTGCTAAAAAGAGAGGTGATTAAACTGGCTAAAACCCAACTAATTATCCAAAATGGTAAAACCATCATGGAGCCTGTCGTCGAAGAGGGAATCATGTGGGAAACAGCTAGAAAAGGTGTTCCAGGCAAACTTACTTTTTCCGTTGTTAAAGATAAGGCTTTGAAGTTTGAAGAGGGCAATGCTGTCCGTTTTATTTATAAAGGCAAAAAAATCTTCTTTGGATTTGTATTTTCAAAGAAACAAACAAATGACAAGTTAATTTCGGTCACAGCGTATGATCAACTACGATATTTAAAAAACAAAGATACTTATGTTTATAAAAATAAAACTGCATCTGAATTTCTGAAAATGATGGCTGCAGATTTTCGAATGAAAACAGGTAAAGTCGAGAGTACGGGTTTTAAAATAAAATCTCGTGTGGAAGATAACAAAGAGTTATTTGGCATGATGCAAACTGCTTTAGATCTTACCCTAGATAACACTAGAAAAATGTTTGTGCTCTACGATGATTTTGGAGCACTAGCTTTGAAAAACATTGAATCGATGAAACTTAATCTTTTGATAGATAAGACAACAGGTGAAACCTTTGATTACACATCATCAATAGATACGAATACTTATAATAAAATCAAACTTTCTTATGAAAATAAAAAGACTGGCAAACGTGAGATTTATATCGCTCAAGACAGCGCGAATATGAACAAATGGGGCGTATTACAGTACTTTGAAACAATCCAAGAGGGTGTGAATGGTAAAGCTAATGCAAACGCCATGTTAGGCCTGTACAATCGTAAAACACGTAATTTAAACATGAATAAGGTATTTGGTGACACTCGTGTGCGCGGCGGCAGTAGCGTCATTGTAAACATGAAATTAGATGATGTAAAACTATTAAATTACATGGTTGTAGAAAGCGTGAAACACACATTCAACGAGAGCGAGCACACCATGGACTTGAAACTGATTGGCGGTGACTTCGTTGCGTAACATGCATGATATATTGACCTTGATGAACAAGAGCAGTAAAGGCGTTATTAACACAACTGACCCAGTATTCGTATTATTTGGTGAAGTAACTAGCCAATCCCCACTCGAAATATTGGTTGAGCAGCGATTACCACTCGACGAGGACCAACTGATTTTAACTAGAGCAGTTAAGGATTATGAAGTAGAAATGACTGTAGACCATCTTACAGAAACAGATAATGGTCCTGCAGCACATACACATGGATACAAAGGGCGTAAAACTTTTATAATCCATAACGGATTAGTCGTTGGCGATAGAGTGAAAATGCTACGTGTGCAGGGCGGTCAGCAATATGTCGTTTTTGATAAGGAGTGATACGAAATGATACCTCAAATTACGGATGATATTGATGATTTAGAAAATGAATTGGAAGAGGAAGAACAGACTAGCCGGACTTATAAGTTAGATTTAGTGCGCAAGCGTGTTATTGGTTTTACAGATGGTCGTGATGCGGTTGAACAGGCCATTTACAAAGCTATTGGAACAGAACGCTACGACAATCTAATCTACTCATGGAACTACGGCGCCGAGATTGCAAAACTATTTGGTCAACCAATCCCGTATGTATACAGCGAACTAAAAAGACTTATAACAGAAGCGTTAACACACGATGACAGAATCGATAGTGTTGATGCTTTTTCTTTTACTCATAAAAAGAATAAAGTGGCCGTTACATTTACGGCTCACACAAACTATGGAGATATCGAATCGCAGACGGAGGTGGACGTGTAGATGTTCGAACATTTGTCGCAAGAGCAACTTCTTGATGATGCATTAGACGAAGTAGTAACTGATGTCGATAAGCGAGAAGCATCGATTATTTATGATGCATTAGCGCCACATTCAATCCAATTATATGAACTTTATTTTGCGATGGACGGAATGATTCAAGAAATGTACGGCGACACAGCTTCACGCGAATTTTTAATTAAATTGTGTCTCGATAGAGGTATCACACCATATTTCGCAACCCATGCAATTTTGAAAGGTGAATTCAATATAGATGTACCCCTCGGCTCTCGCTTTAGTCTTGATACACTGAATTACATTGTTACTGAAAAAATAAGTTTCGGCATCTTCAAATTACAGTGCGAGACAGTGGGTGTTGAAGGTAACAATTCTTTTGGTCAGTCAATTCCGATTGAATATATCGACGGTTTAACGACCGCAAATGTCACTGAGTTACTTATTCCAGGGGAAAATGAAGAAGAAACAGAAAGCTTACGCAAACGCTATTTAGATAGTTTTGAAGCATTAGCATACGGCGGTAACCGCACAGATTACAAAGAAAAAGTACATGAGTTACAGGGTGTAGGTGGAGTGAAAGCCCGTCGGATTCGTGAGGATGGTTTCAATGTAAAGGTTGTTGTGATGGATTCACAGTATAAAACACCAAGCGCAACATTGTTAGAAGAATTACAAACAGCTATTGATCCTGTGAGTAACCAAGGTGAAGGAGTAGGTCTTGCACCGATCGGTCATGTTGTAAAAATAGTTGGTGTGAATGAAACTGATGTTGATGTAGCTTTTAATATCACGTATGAATCGGGCTATTCGTGGGTAGATATCGAACTTGATGCTTTAGAGATTGTGGATGACTATCTGCTTGAATTAAAGAAAACATGGGAAGATAACACTCAGCTTATCGTGCGCATTATTCAACTGGAATCACGTGCATTGGAACTCACAGGCGTTGTGGATGTACAGGACACAACGATTAATGGTGCAGCTGAAAACTTGATTTTAAGTGAAGATGAGATACCTATTCGAGGTGTTGTAAGTGGATAATTACTTTGATAACGAAATTGACTTATATCCTTTATTACCACCGACAGTCAATGAGTTTAAAGAGTTCAAAGAAATTACGCGAGTCGAGAGTAAGAACTTTAATGCTGTACGGCTGCATCTGATTAATATCTTCAAAGATAGATTTGTACATGAAGCTACTGAGCAAGGTGTTCGCCGTTGGGAAAAGATGCTGAAACTTAAAAGACGTAGCACAGACACGCTAGATGAGCGTAAATTCCGCATCTTAGCGAAAATGAATAATAAGTTACCATACACAATGCGGACGCTTGAACAATTATTAAATTCCTTGTGCGGCGCAGGTAACTACAGTGTTTTATTAGATCCGTATGAACTAGAATTGTTTTTTGAATTCTACACGAAAATTCCTGATGTGAAACTTTTGAAAGACACAATCGAAGAAATGACGCCACTCAATTTGTTGTTGCATTATGTTTATGCAATGAAGGTACCTGCAATTAAAGTAGGCGTAAGGTCGCATCTTTACCCTGTACATTATCCGATTACAAATATAGCAACAACGACTAACAATGAAAACGGCATGGTTAGCACGCTTGATGTGAACATACAGTTAAAAGGGCGAGAGTATCAAGTTATGTATCCAATATGCGGAATGGCTATGTCGTACTAGAGAGGTGAGTTTATGCAAATACAAGAAAGATTATTGAATATCCTTTTTAACGCCGTTCTCTCTAATGTGAGGAAGGGGCGTTTTTTAATTGATGGAATTGAGCGTGATATCGACATTTTTCGTACAGAACAATTAGGGAATATCATTCGTGTGATGTTTTATTTAGATGATTACAGCGGTGCAGTTACACAAGCAGCTTTGTTAGATTCAGACAACGCTATACTCGTTAGCGGCAATACGAATTTTTATAAACAAGATGACGGCTTTATCTATGCTTTTGATATACCGATCGTCGTTGAAGGGACGGTGCCCGAATGATAGACATTGAAAAATATGAATGCATTGACTTTCTTGACCATATTTTAAAAATTGATGAAGAAGGTCATTTCATACCGGTAATAGATCCTGCAACTGGTCAACAAAAAATAAATCCAATTACAGGCCAGAAAGAATGGAAAGCCCTGCAAGAAGGTACTCGTTTAAAAGCACGTGTAATGAATCACTTAGATAAGAATATTGAAACTAATCGTAATCTAATCAAAGCGCAAGCGTCCGAAATCCAGCGTCTTCGCATTCAATTAGAAATCGACGGCCGCGCACCAGGTAGTGGCGGCACATTCTTTGACACTCTCGACGGTTTCACAAACAAAATCTTTTTACAAATACAGCAGACAGATATTAATAAGGCAATTACCGCAGGTGCAACAAAAATCCCTGTAGACAGCACAGAAGGCTTTACGACATTCACTCAAGTGACATTGTTTGACGACGAACACAGCGAGGACGTGCTCATCACAGCAGTTAATAGCAACTCAATAACTGTACAAGCCATCAAAAATGCATACAAAAAAGGTGCAAAGGTAGCTCGATCTAGTGTCGTTATCGATACAGTAAATAAAAAAATGGATGTTGGAAATTGGGAGACGTTTAGCGTTTCTGTTTTGGAGGTAGTTTAAGTATGGCATGGGAAAAAATCGGTGAAGTGCACTCTTGGAAATCTGATGGAACTTTTAATTTTGACAAATCTCAATATAGTTATGCTTTAAAAAATCCATATGAAATTGATTTAAATTTGTATGTAGATTCTTATAGTACATTTGTAACTCAAATTCCGCCTCGTAGTGATAGATTTCTTATATCCCCTCCCGATGGCGATCATAAGCTAATGTTTTACAATACCGATAATGGTTACACAGCTGAACTGTACAGAGAACCAAAATACACACTACCACCAGCACCAACAACACCTGGGTCATTTACACAACCGACTGGGACACTAGAAATCGGTGATTCGAAAGCACTTACGTGGGGGTCTTCGTCCAACGCATCAAGTTACATTCTTGAAGCATCAGTGAACGGTGGAACCTGGTCCCAAATCGGCAATCCAAATGGAGCGAGCTTTACGTACACGATACCAACCTGTACAAGTATTCAGTTCCGCGTAAAAGCAACTGGTTCGGGAGGTACTTCGGGATACGTAAACAGTACTACGTTCACGGTTACGAAGCCAAAGTACTTTTATTCTAAGTATAAGGCTTTTGAAACAACAAAGTACACAGAGTCTCCAGGTTCTACGGTGGATGTTAAAACAGCTTTCGGACATTTATGCAAATACTATACCCTTAACCAAACAACAGGGCTGTTTACAGCTACAGATCCTTACGATTTTAATGAAACTATCAGCGCAGGTGCTGTGGGATACATGGATTCCTCAAATGGTACTATTCTAGTTAAATATGTAGCTATATCACCAGGCTTTAATGCTGGAGCAGATACGAACGCAACCAAAACACAAATCACAAGAGTTGTCTCTAAATTTTATTCACAAGGTTCTCTTGAACAATCTGGTATCATTGCAGCAGATGATACGTATCCGAATAACAATCGACATTCAGATGGCTTTTGGTACGTAAGAGGTAGCCGTGTTAATATGTCTATCGCTCCAGCAGGGCCATTTACAACACCTTTAGCTGGCACGGTATTTAAGGCAAATCAATCAATCACAGCAACTTTTGAAGCGTCCACAGCTGCAAGTATTAGCCTGTACGAAGTTGATTATCGCTACAATAACAATACATGGACGCCTTTAAGCTATACGAATGCGCTATCGAGAACACTAACAACGACAACAGATAAAGCGTTAACGACGTTACAAATCCGTGTACGTGCAAAAAATACAAGTGGTGTTTATTCGGATTACATCTATTCAGACATTTTTGTGGTTGAGCATAATGTGGCCCCAACCGTAACGCTAAACACAGAAAATAATAAAACGCTCTATGAAAACGACTCTTTTATAATCGACGGCTCTGCACTAGATAAAGACAAAGGAAACATCGTAAACGTAAAATATCAGATTAACGGTGGACAAGTAAAAGCGATAACAACTGAAATTTCAAATGGTACTAAGCCTATTTTATTTTCTGAGCAACTGACATTTAAGGCCGGAAAGCTATTTTATGAAGATACAGCAATCACAGACGCATTAGCAGAAGGAGTAGCTCATCAACTTAAAGTATGGTCCGGTGATGACCAGGGCGCTAAATCAGGTGAAGAAATTCGTTCATTTTATGTTGTACCAAATCGTCCGCCAGCCATTGTTGTAAACCCAATCGAAAAACCAACCGGGGTCATCAACTCTGATAAATTTACGATTAGTGGCTTATGTAGCGACCCGGACGGAAATGACATGGTAGTCAACTACAAAATCAACACGAGTCTTGCTACGGAGATTTACCGTGGCAAGGGCGGGGATTGGACGTTTGATGTTGCATTTAGCAGCCTTAAAGTGGGCGAGAATATCATCATCGTAGAGGTAATGGACAGCCACAATTTTAAAACTTCCAAGACCATTAAATTAAATAAAGCAAAAATCGAAACGCCTATTTTGAATTCTGTAGCACGGTATAAAGTTGTACCGCCAACAGGAAGTGCAAAGGGCGTTTTGTTGTGGATTCAGAAAGAAAAAGGACTAGATATTACGGCTGAAATTTCAATGACTGAAGCCGGTGTACAAGAGCAATACGTGCCTATGCCTCTTACAAATAGCGCACCGATTGATTCATTCATCACTGAAGATCAATTCAGTTACGAAGCGTCTGAGCAAAAAGAAAACATAATTGTTAAATTAAATTTAAACAGAGAATCAGCAGAGGTTAGCGATTCAATTACTTTGATAAGCGGGGTGCTTAGTTAATGAAAGTCCATAAACGATTACCTGATGGATCACTTGGACCATTGGAAGAAGTGTTCCCGCAACAAATTGATGAAACTGTACTGTTATTACTTGAAGCCGTAGCTGGCCAGCAAGAGCAAATCATGGCGTTACAACAAGAAGTCGAAGAACTGAAAGGAGTGAAAGCATAATGGTATTTCCTTATATGATTCCTGTATACGCTTTGTTAGTAAAAGCAGGTTCGCGTGAAATCACTGCATTACCTAAACAATATCAATTCCCTGTTGCAGAACATCTTGCATCACAAATTAAAGAGTAATTCACAGAGAGTATCTTCGGATGCTCTTTTTATTTTGAGAAAAGTAGGTGTAGGAATGGGAGAAGAATTAGTACGTAACATTTATGAACGTTTGGGCGGGATTGAAGCAAAGTTGGATGGCATTAATCACATTAGAACTATAGCTGATAGAGCGGAGGGTAAGGCAGATAAAGCTGATGATAAAGCGGAAGAAGCGTTACAAAGCACTAAGAGCGCTCACAAACGTTTAGATAAAATCGATAGAATTATCTGGTGGGTGACTACTACAATTATCGGCGCAGTCATTTTAGCACTTTTAGCATTAGTAATTAAAACAAAATAGGAGGTCATTTATATGACAGACAAACTAAAACAATATATCGGATTATTCGGAGGACTGCTATCAGCGGTCCTTTTATTTTTGCAGACTTTAGGGATTACATTTACTTGGTTTACAGACGTGACAATCGATGCCTTTGTAAATGCACTATTAGCAGCAGTGCCGTTCATTTTGGTGATCTATGGTGTCTACAAAAACAGCTACATCGTGACTAAACAGGCAAAAGAACAAGAAAAAGAGTTACAAAAGAAAGGGTTGAAATAAGATGGGTAAAAAATATGTAATTTCAAGTGGCCACGCATTAAAAGTTCGAGGTGCTGCAGGTATTCTTGATGAGGTCGATGAAGCTCGTAAGGTTGTTAATCGTGTACATGCTATCCTTACAAATGAATACAATGGTGAGGGTTCAAAATTTCATGACGACTCATCTATAACTCAAAACCAAAACTTAACAACTATCGTTAAATATCACAACAGCAAAATCCGTGATATAGATATCAGCGTTCATTTTAATGCAGCATCCAAAACAAATGATCCGCGCGGTGTAGAATGTCTTTACTACGATGCTAAATCCTTATCTGCAAAAGTTAGTGCTAAAATTGCAAACGTCAGTGGATTTAAAGATCGCGGGCCAAAAAAGAGAAAAGAGTTGTATTTCTTAAATAGTACAAACAAGCCGGCTATTTTAATTGAGGTTTGTTTTGTGGATTCAACAGCAGATGCAGGAATTTATAATGCTGAATTTGAAGGGATTTGCCAGGCAATCGCTTCAGTTGTTGCTAATGAATTAGGATACAAGAAGAAAGAAATCACAACCGTTTCAAAACCGTCTAAGTCTGTAAGTAAGCCAAACAACACTGAAGAATACTATAAGAAAGGAACAGGTTTGTACCGCATTAAAAAACCATGTTCCGCATATGATGGAGTAGTATTTGGTAAATCAAAAAAGATGGAAAACTTGAAAAAAGGTGATGTATTTACAATCTTGGATATTGTTAAATCAGGGAACACTTATCGTTTAAAAACAAAGAGTGGTCTGTACATCACAGCGTTAAAGGAGTATGTAGAAAAATTGTAA